TCATGGTATGGCTGCTCCAAATGCGTTGATGAGGGCAGTGACGCGAGCGTCGAGTTTGGCGAGGTCTAGGGCTTCGCCGATGGAGTAGAAGGCGAGTCGTCCGTCTGATAGTTGATTGACTGTTGAAGGAGAGAACACGTAAAAAGTTCCCGTATTAACGCCTGCAGAAGACAATGTAGAAATTGTCTGATCTGCAGAGTTACCTCTTGCGGCGGTTTGATTGCTAGCAAACCTACTGGAGCCAATGAAACCGGTTGGGTTGTTGATGCTGTGGGTTTGCTGAGCATTACGACTAAAAAGCTGAGTAGCCGTTCCCCCGCTATTCCAAATGCCAGTAGCATTTTGATTGTCTGTTCCGAACAAATGGTATTTTAGAGTCGACGCCTGCTGCGAAATATAAATCGAGGCATGAATACTGTTTTGTGGCACTGCGTTTTCGGCAAAGTTGGTATTCAACCTTTTGCCAGTGCTATCGTTGATGCCGTTACCTTTTAGTCCTGTTTTTCGGTTGTAATCGGAGTCAACAAAGTTGTTGTTTATATTGGTCGGAGCCGACCCCGCTAACGGAACCAACGCACCACTAAGTGTCCGAGCACCAGCAAGGATGCAACTGGCCTTGATGGCATTCCAGATGCCGTCAGCTTTACAGCCAACCACGAAGTCGTTGATGGCTTTGCCAACGGCGAACTCTAGAAGCTGATTACCATCAGCGGCTTCAACAGCGGCGATGTACGCACCAGCGTCAGGATCGGTGACGCCATTGAAGTCGCTGTTGATGCGTAAGCTCATACCTCACCCCCACCAGTAGTGTCGTTGACCTGTGGGTCGGGCTCGGTGATAACTTCCTCCACGGGTGCAGTTTCATCCGCCTGAGCCGGTGCCACGTAGGGTGAGCCGTCTTGGTTGAACTGTGGCGGGATGGGACCGACATAGTAGGGGCCGACCTTGAGATCTTGGCAGGCTTTGGTTGCTGCCGAGATCGCGTAGGACTGCACAACGTCCTCGGGCTGCCTGCCTTCGGCGTATGCAATGGCGACGATACCGGGGATCAGTTCGTCGGGAATGGTGATGCTGTAATTCATGAGTACCTCCTAAGTGATTAGCCGATGAGCCAGTTGGTGCCGTCAGAGACGACGGGGACTTTGTTTGCCCCACCGCCAGCGACGGTGGAGAGGAAGGTGGTTGCAGTCGCATCAGTCACAAAGGATCGAGCGCCAACGCCAGCAGTGGACGCAGCAGGCAGCGAGGCGACAGTGGTCGAGCCGGTGACCGGGACATAGAGACGAGCCGAGCCAGTGCCAGCGTTTTCAGGCTTGGTGTAGCAAACGTTGCTGGTCCAGGTTGTACTCAGACGCTCGTAGTTTGAGTCGTTGGTGTATGTGTTGAAAAGCCAAGAGGTCTGTGCGTTGGTGCCGTTGCGCTGAGCGAGGGTGTTGGCGGCGCCGCGGGCAAGGAGTAAGTCGGGGACAGCAGCAGCAGATGTCCCCCAACCGATAATGCCCGTGGCATTGTTTATTAGTCCGTTTGAGTTTGCAAAGTTAATTAAAGGGCCGCCAACAGTCTCAAAGTATGTAGCTTTTATGTTTGATGTAATATCTATCCTACCGGTTTGATCAACTTTGAACTTACTGCTCCCATTCACCTGCAGATCCAGCAGGTTCCCGGTAAACCCACTAGCCGCATTGACACCCAGACCCGTGCCGCTGGTGCTCCATGCTGTTGATGTGGTGCCAGTCGGCTCGATCAGTACGTGGGGCTTGGTGGTGGTGCTGGTGCCGCCGCTCGTGAACCACGTGCCGGTGAACACCTTGGCCGGGCTCGATGCCGCGGCGTTGTAGCTATTGATGAACCGGCCGCTGGTGGTCAGAATGCTGCCGTCGTAGGTCAGCGTTGAAGCGCCAGCATTGACGCCGGCATTGTTCCACAGCAACTGCCCACTAGACCCCGCCACTAATGCCAGCGTGCCAGTAGCGTCAGGCAGCGAGATCGTCCTATTTGCAGTCGGTGTAATTGTTTGAAGGGTTGTAGTAAAACTACCTCCATCGCTTAGATTTACATCCCCTGCAACAGTAAGGATATTAGCTGTTTTATTCCAAGTCAGATCGACGTCGCCGCCGAAGACGCCGCCATCGTTGAACTGCAGTTGTGTGGTGCTGCCCCCGGGGGAGCCGCCGGCAGCGTTCAGGGTGGTGCCGCTGAGTGTGAGGTTCGAGCCGAGGGTGATTTCCTCGATGACGCCGGTGCCGGCGGTGCCGCGTCCCAGCAGTTTGTTGGTTGCGATGCTGCTGGAGATGACGGGGGCGCTGCCGCCGCTTGACGTAAGCGGAGCGACGGCTGTGACACCGGTGACCTGACCCACGGGGGCAGCCCAGGTGCCGTCAGCACGAAGGAAGTTGGCGGTGCCGCCACCGCTGGCTGGTGCCAGGCCGGCATCGGTGGAGTTGACTAGGGGCAGCGTGACGTCCGCACCGGTGCTGCTGGCCAGCAGGCGCGTACCAGCGGTGTAGGTGAGGTCGGTGCCGGGGGCAGAGCCAGAGCTGGCGGCGGTAATGCGGCCTTGCGCGTCAATCGTCAGTGACGCCAGGTTGTAGCTGCCGGGGGTGACAGTTGTGTTGGCGAGGTTGGTGCCGTCCAGCAGCTTGGGCTTCCACAGGCCGTCGGCTGCCTTGTAGAGGACTTGGCCGGTGGTGGCGCCGGTGACGAGGACGTCGTGCAGTTCTTCCAGCTCGAGGCCGTTATCGACCTTGACGTAGAGAATGCCGGAGGTGCCGGATGACTGTTTGACGCAATAGCCGCAAACGACACCGTGGGCGGGTTGCGTTGGGCGCGTTGTCGTAAGTTGGCCGGCGGTTTCGCTAAGCCAGACGATCTGGCCTTCTGTCAGCGATACGGTGCTAATGCCGTCGAGCAATCCAACGGCGACCACGTAGCCGTTGGCATTATTGGCGATGGTTTCTTGCGCCAGTCCGAGAGTCTGGGCGGCAGTGGCTTCGGCGGACGCGTCGGCTAAGGCCACCGTGACCGTGGTGCCGCTGCTGCCGGTCTGGTAGACGACAGCACCCTTGGGGATACTTACGCCAGAGTTGTTGCGGACGTACTTGCGGACAACTGTTGCGGTATCGACCGTGATGCTGTCGAGTTTGGTTTTGTCTGCGGCGGATTCGAGGCCGGCGTCGGTTGTGGTTGCGACGGGCAGCTCGACATCGGTGCCTGTTGAGCTGTTAAGTGTGCGGGTAGCTGCTGTATAGGTGAGGTTTGTGGCGGGGGCCAGGTTGGCGATGTCTTGCGTCGTGGCATCCTTGGTCGCGCCAGCCTGATCCATGGGCACGCGCTCGGTGCCGTCCAGTGGCGTGGTGGCGTTGGGGAGGCCGGTGATCGTGGTGCTCATAGCGTCACAAGCGGAGTGCCCGTAAGAGTCGTAATGTTGAGGCCGCTAAGCGTTGTGATGTTGTTAAGAGCGAGCTTAGACAGCACCAGTACGGAGAACGCACCATCCGCTACAGGGAGACATTCGCGCACCTCGTAACCCACTCCGTCCACTGTAACTAGAGCCCCGTAAAGCAGGTTGCCGAAGTCGGCTGTGCGAACGGTAACGCTGTAATCGGTGCTGAGCACCGTGTTGTTGACGATGACCTCACCTGGCATGTCGAGGATGCCCATGCCGGAAACGGCGCCACTGCTAACAGTGACGCCGAAGTCGGCAAAAAAGAGGTTGAGGTCGTCGGTAATCATTACCGGACTCCAGCAGACTCCGCTACGGCTTAGCCGTACTTCTTCACGCCGATTGCGTTCACCGAGAAGGTGAAGCTGGGGGTGGAACCACCGATGGTGTAGACCACGCGGATGAAGCGGCGAGCCTCGTCCTTGCTGATGGTGATTGCCTGCTGGGAAGCGGTGCCGGTGACTTGGGTGAAGGTGGCGCCGGTGATGTCGCTGTACGTTCCACCCAGGGTGTCGGCCGACTGCAACTTGATGTCCAGGGTCGGCGTGGTGCCGGTGCCGGCAGCCGAGTCCAGGATCACGAACAGGTCGCCGTCCATGGTCTGGACGTCGAGGCCGGTGGCGTTACCGGTGGCAGTGCGGGCGGCGGTGGGGTGGAGAGCGTTGAGCTGGAGCTTGTCCAACGCTTGGCGCAGGATGGTCATGATTCAACCTCGGAGGTGGGGGCGGATTTGCGGCTCCGCTTAGGAGCCTCGGGTTCGGGTTCTGCCTCGGGTTCGGGCTCGGGGGCGAGCTGAGCCTTGTTCATGCCGATCAGCAGGTTGGCGTCGGCCACGCTGACCTCGACGAAAGAGCCAGCCTCGACTGGCTCTCCCGAGATCATGACCGAGCTAAGGATCTCGATCTTCATGGCGATCAGGTGCCGAAGACGAAGGCGCCGGGCTGCTTGACGGCGAAGTCAACGTCCTGCAGGGCGATGACGCGAACCGTACCAGCGGTGGAGCCGGCGAAGGGATCCACGGTGAGATCGAGGCCAGACCACATCCCCACGACGAATTGCGAAAAATCGCCGAACAGACAGTCGTTGGTGCCGAGCTGGTTGGAGGTGATCACCGGGTAGCCGTTGAGGGTGTTATCCGTCAGGGCGAAGTTGCCGATGGTGCCGCCGGCCGACTTCTCGGTGGTCTTGAGGGCGCCGCGAGCGTTGGCGTTGATGATGTAATACATCGAGGCCACGTCGGCGTTGGCCACAGCCACCTTGGTCTCCATGGAGACGTACTCGGCGTAGGTGCCGTAGGTGGTGATGGTCTGGCTGCCGATGCCGGTGGTGTTGGTCAGGCCGAGGGGCTGGCTGGTGGAGCCGGTGCCGTAGATGGCGGCGCGATCCAGCTCAAGGGCGATGACCTTGGCGAGGTCGGCGCGGATCATGGTCTCCACGTCGATGCTGCTCTGGAGCAGCAGGCGGCGGCTGTAATCGACGAAGGCGCCCACGGTCTTGGGCGTCATGTTCACTTGGTCGATCGCTTGCTGCGATTCGGTGGGCGAGCCGCCTTCCCCGATCCAGTAGGCGGATGCGGCGGAGGTTTGGCGCGGGATGGCGATGTTGCCCTGCAGGCCGGACAGCATCGTGACGTTGGCCTGCATCAGCGCCATGCGGTTGCGCAGCAGGTCGATGAACGAGCCGCTGAGCAGGTTGGCTTCGACGAGGTTGCCGCCTGCAGTCGAGGTGCCGACAACGAGGTCACGTTGCAGGACTTCGTTGGGGATGACGATGCCGTTGGACGAGCGCTCGTACTTGTCCGCAGCAGCTTTGCCGACTTCGATTTCGAAGGCAGCGGCTTCGCGGGCGGCGCGGTCGCCGGGGTTGAGGAGGTAGTTGAGGGCGCGGACGAAGGAGAAGGAGCGGGTCTCCTTGTCGGTCAGGCCGAGTGCGTTGGAGGTGTCGTCATGGACGCGACCCTGCACTTCGGTGCGGGTGCGTCCGAGTTGGTTCAGCACGGCTTCACGGGCTTGGTCGATTGTGGCGTCGTTGTTGATCAGGCTGTCTGCCAGATCGCTGCCGACTTTGTGTTGGTCGCACATGGCGCGGATGGCCGCAACCCGCTCACGCTCGGACTGCCGAGCGGCGGATTGGACCTCCTTGATGTCTACGGGCGCTTCCATAAGAGGAGGGGTTTGGGGGGCGTCAGGTCCGCGCTCGGCGGTCTGCTTAGTCTCAAGTGTAGGGGTTGACGCTTGAATTGCTGATTGCGTCGTAAGTGGCGAAGCGGAGGATTCGCTGTCGTCGTGTGCGCGTCCCAGGCCGACTGTTTGATCGGCGGGCACGCTAACGGACGATACTTCCAAAACATTCCACTTAGTTACTTGCATGTCTCCGTTTTGAGCTTCGCGTACATCGTTGATCTCGTAGGCGAAGGAGACGTTGCGAATAATGCCGGCTTCGATGTCTTGGCGCCGCTTGTACTCTTCAGTGCCTTTCTCGGTTGTATTAGGGCTCCATTTTGTTTTGACGTAGAGGCGACGGTCGGAGCCGAGCCACGACTTCTCGGCAACGCCGAGCACCACGTCGCGGTTGTGGTTCCACAGCCAGGGGCCGCCGTCGTTCATACGGGCCAGGTCCATGGCGCCTTCGTCGTGCATCAGCACCTCGCGGCCCCACCAGCGCTCCACCGGAGCCTCCGAGCTGAAGCTGAAGGTGAGTCCCGTGTCGGTGCTTTCTTCGACGCGGAGGCCCTGCGGTGCCTCGCGGCGATGCACCTCCTTGCTTAGGGCTTTGATGTCGATCTGCGCGTCCATTGACTTGCCTGTTGCGGGCTCGAATGAGATAGGTCTGTAGTCGTGATCGCTAAGCCACTTCTTAGCTTCGCTTACTGTAAAGCGTGCGGCGTCGAATCTAAGGGCTTGGAGGCGTACTGGATCGTCGCCTTTGATTCCGTAGATCGAGTCGATGCCCTGGGCGAAGTCGTTGTTTTTGCGGCGGAAGCGGTCGAATTGCGCGGGGTCAAGGAGGCGGGCGGCGTGCTCGCTGGGGTAGGGGCGCTGCTCGGCATACGTGCGATCGTCCTCGCTGTCTGCGCTAGGTGCGTCGAGGGGTTCGATCTTGCGCAGCGTGGAGAATCTGTGGCCCACAAGGGTCTCGGTTTCGCTCCAGCCGTCTTGGTCTGGGCGGTAGATACGGATGAGGGCGGCGGGGTCTTCGGCGGTGGCGTCGATGCTGAAGTCGCTGCCGGGCACCCCAAGGGTGCCGCTTCGCATGACGTGCTCGATGCGGCCTCGGGCGGTGCCGCCGCTTGATTGCCACGCCACGTAATCGCCCTCGCCAAGTTCCCCAGCAGCAGCACGCTTAGCACTTAGGCGTAGCTCGGCGGGATCGGCGAGGGCGCGTTCCGGGGAGTCGGCAGCGGTTGACGGCGTGAGCAGCTGTTCGGGGATGATCCAGAATTTGCAGGCGCCTTCGGGGGCGATGTCACCGGCCACGACTTCGCAAGCGCGTGGACCGGCGTAGAAGACGCAGTTGGAGCACTGCATCCCCTCGCTGGCAAAGGGGCTAGCAGGCATGTAATGAGCGCCATGGGCGCCAATGCCTTGATCGAACTGACCAAGTTCATCGACAATTTCCTCCAGTGCTTCGTAGAGGGCGACCTGAGGGGCTGTGAGGTCTGCCGTAAGTTCGCGCTGTTGTTCTGTTGCGGTGCTCACAACCTGCTCGCTGCTTATGGGGTGCAGTCTATCGGCGGCGTTCTTAATGGTTTTCGCTTTAGATGTTGCCCAGGTTTGGCCTGGATCTCCGCCCCAAGCGGCCCAGGCCACGCGCCCCGGCGAGGGGTAAGCGGGGCTGCCAGGTTTGTAGCCCTCGCCCTGTTTGTCCACCTCATGTCTGGCGAACCAGGCGCTCATGACCAGCACTGTGGCAGGGCTAAGTTCGTTGCCGCTGAGGATCTGTGTGGCACGACGAGCAGCAACGCTCGTTCCACCGGCACGCCCATCCGCCTTCCACGCCCTGTACCGCTCCGCCTCCCTGCGCATCCCATCAGTAGGCATGAGGTCGATCTCTGTGCCGTTGACGTTGGCCATAAGCTGCGCAGCTGTGTGCTGCTAAGTGGTGTGGGGTTTCGTTGCAGTGCGGCTTGGCGGCGCGGCTTAGCTGCGCGACTTAGCTGCGCGACTTAGCTGCGCGACTTAGGTCTAGGCGCAGGCTTAGGGGTTCGTCTTCGCCATCTAGGTAGAGGGGCTCGATTTCGCGGGCTGGTTGGTCAGCGGGTTGCGCCTCGTTTGCTGGTTGGGCTGTGGGTGAGGGGGCGGCGGAACTTAGGCCTAGCTGCTGCTTGATTTCGTTTTCTTTGCTGATTGTGGTCATGGTGTTCATGAAGTCGTTGCCGGTGTACTCCATGATTTGTTCGGCGTGGGTTTGGAGCTGGAGCGTGCGGCTCATCTCCATGGCCTTCATCTCCTTAGCGGGATCGACCCAGCTCCAAGCGCGTGCTTGCCAATGCGGCGTGTTGTAGCGCTCTGGGCGTGTCCACACGTCGGAGAACATTGGCATAGGCAGTTCGGTAAGTGCTGCGGCAGCCAGCCACTCCTCGAATACACGCTGGTGTACCTGCTGAATTAGCACCGACTGGATTACACGCCAATGATCCCTGTCCTCCAGGATGCTTAGCCGGGAGGAGCTGTAATTGGATTCGCTGAAGTCCCGACTTAGGGTTTCGTAGCTGCAGCCGTAGCCGGCGGCGAAGCGGCGGGCCAGGGTGCGGACCACCGCTTCGTACTGGCCGTCGTCGGGGCCGAAGTCAGGGGGGATGGCGGTTTCACCGGGGAGCAGGAAGTTGTAGCTGCCGGGTTCGGTGTTCCAGAGGCGCTTGCTGTCTTCGAGGGCGGGCGTGCCATCGGGATTGGTGCTGCCGAAGGTCTCGGGCTCGGGTGTTTGAATCCAGCCGAGGCTGTTGGCTTGCACACGCTTGCGTGTCCAGTGCGCCTCCTCGTACTTACCGAGGTTCCATGAGGTGGTGATTACGGAGGCGAACCAGGGCACACCACGGGTTTGGCCTACGCGTTCTGGTAGGTAGACGTGGATGAAGTCGGCTGCGTCGATGAATAGGTGCTTTTCGTTGCTGCCGATGTAGTTGGCGAACTCAACGTCGCCGGGGTGCTTGCGTAGGAGGGCGTAGCGCGTGGGTCTGCCCCATTCGTTCAGCTCGACGCCCATGCGCCAGTAGTGCTTGGGGCGGTCGCTGGCTCCGGTGTACTCGTCGTCGATCTGATCGGATTCGATTAGCTCCAGGCTTAGGGGCACCTTGCTGCGGCCCATGGGCTGGCGGACCAGGCGAATGCCGATTTCGCCGGACTCGGGGAGGGCGCCTACTGTTGTCAGCTCGATTCCGTGGAAGCTGAGTTTGCCGGTTACGTCGCAGGAGTCGGGGCGGCACCAGCGATTCCAGGCGGCGAGAAGGGCGGCGTTGCGGCGCTCGTCCTTTTCTTGGCCGTCGGGGCGGAGCACCTGGGGTTGCATCTGGATGCCGCGAGCACCGATGACGTTGATTTGGGTGGTGCGCTTGGCTTGGCGGGCGTAAGGGTTGTCACGGACCAGCGCACGGCTGCGGTTGCGGAGCACTTTGAGGCTGCCGCGAATTTCGGCGTCGGCGCTGGTGCCCGAGGCAAAGAAGTCCGCCGTGAAGCGGTTTTGCCTGGCGGCGTCGTAGGCGCGACGGCCGTGACGGGCAATGTTGAGTTGGCGGCGAATCCAGGTGCGAAGGCCCATGGCGACTTAGGTGAAGCGAACGTAGAGGGAACGGCCGTCGCCTTTGCCGTTGACGACGTTTTCGGCGAGTTTTTCGCGTGCCACGTCGGCTTTGAGGCGGTCGCGCCAGGCGATGAGTTGGGCGAGGTCAGCGCGTTTGACCATGCGCCCGCCGGTGGGGGTGCCGATGCGGTACTCCTGGGCGCCGCTAGCCAGGGCACGGATGGCGGCCTCGACGGCATCGAGGTCGATCTGGGCCTGGCTGCGTAGATCGAGCGCCGTGGGGGAGCCCGCGTAGGTCAGGGAGGGCGAGACAATGAAGCCCCCTGTTCGCATGGTGGTGGGCACCGAAGCAGTAACGCTTACGGCTTGGTAGAACCACTGGCCGGCTGCGAATCCTGCGGTCGTTCCAGCGGGCAGCGTGAACGTCCAGGTGCCGGCGCTAAGTGTGCCGGAGGCTGTGGCGCCGGATGCAGCGTTGGTGCGGAAGTAATAGGTGTAGGAGGTTGCTGTGGGAGCGAACGTGTCGGTCCAGCTAACAGCGTCTCCTGCGTATATTTCGGGCGGAAATGCCATTGACTGGCCGCATTTCGTCTAAGTCTAGGTGGTAGGCGTTGCAGTGGATGTGACTTAGCTGCGCGGGGGTGGCGCGGCTTGGCTGCCGCGCGGCTTAGCGACCTAGGACGTTGAAGGCGGCGGAGGAGCGGGGCGTTGGGGTGGGGGTGTCGTCGGGGGAGGGGCGGAGTTTGCGTTCCAGCTGGTCCCAGATGGTGCGGCGGTCGTATAGCTGGTAGAGGCGGTGGAGCGAGGCGTAGGCGTAGACGAGTTCGTCGAGGGCCTCGTTGGGGGAGGTGGACTTCTTTACCCAGATGCGTTGGGGGTAGCCGTTTTTGTAGCGCATCACCTGTTTTTCGGCGGTTAGTTCTTCGAAGTAGTCGAGAGGGGTTTTGGCGTGGAAGTGGATGTAGCCGGGACCGGGGTCGTTGTGCTTTAGGCGGCCAAATAGTAAGGATTTGATGGCGTCGGAGCCTACGGGAAATACTTGGGCGCCTTTGCGTAGGGTTTGGCCTTTGTGGTTGAGATCGACCTTGGAGGCTTTGCCGATGGGTGGTTTGCCCTTGGTGCTCATGCCTTTGATGGCGATGACGCCTTGGGCGGCACGGTCGCGGGCGTAGGCGTAGACGGTGGCGGTGTGGTGGCCGCCGGAGTCCACTGCGCAGACACTTACGCGCAAGTCGATGCCGTCTTCACTTAGGAATGGTCGGCTCAGCACTTCGTCGAGCTGCTTCCACACGTCGGGGCGGGAGGGGTCGCCGTAGAGCTTGCTGCGGTCCACCAGCCAGGCCTCCTCCTCGCGCCCCCAGGCCCAGACACTGAGACTTAGGCGGTCGTCTTGGCAGTCGCAGCCGATGGTGAGGGCGAGGGCGCCTGCTGGGACGATGAGGGGCTCGTAGGTCTCCTTGGCGGCGCGCTCCAGCAGGGCGGAGGCTCCGACCTTGGAGGCGTATTCATCCTCCCAGACCTCGCCTAAGACGGTGTTTACGAAGGTTTTTAGTTGTTCGGCGTCATTCTTGGATTCGAGAAACTCTTCGACTAAATTCGACCATGTGGCGTTGGGCGAGTAGGAATAGGCGGCCCAGATGTGGAAACTTACGTGCTTACCGTTGCCGGGAACTGTGGAGCGCCATTCGCCGCGTTCCACCATCCAGCGCTTCTTAGCGTGGGGGATGAGTTCGCTGCAAGATTCGCATTTGTAGGCGGCGGTTTGGGGGTCGTTGTCGGTCCAGGTCATCTGGGCCCAGCGGAGGTACTGCATGTGGTTGCAGTGGGGGCAGGGCACGAAGTAGCGGCGCTGGTCGCCTTGAGCGAAAAGGCGCTCGATGCGGCTGAAGTCCTTGATGGTGGGGGTGGAGCCGGCGACGATCTTGCGGTTCCAGTAATACTCGGTACGGCGGATGCCTAATTTGATTTGGTCGCCTTCCGTACCAGCGGATGGGGGGTAGCCGTCTGTTTCGTCGAATAGGACTACGCGGCGACTTACGCGGCGGAAGCCACGCGGCGAATTAGCCCCAACGAGACTTAGCGTCCCACCGGGGAATTGCTTTTGCAGGATCGTGTTGGCGCCGTCCTTGGCCTTGGCGTCGCTGACCAGGCCGGCTAAGCAGGGGGTGTCGCGCAGCATGGGCGCGATCTCTTCCTTGGAATAGCCCTGCGCGTCCTCGATGGTCGGTTGGACGAGCATCAGGGGGCATGGGTCCTGATGGATGTGATACGCAATTACGTGGTTGAGGATTTTCGAGTAGCCCACGCGGGCACTCTTCATCAGACTTACTTGCTCAATTAGTGGATCGCTTATGGCGTCCATAATGCCCTTTTGGTAGGGCAGGGTGTGCCAGCGACCACCTTCGGCGCTGCTTTCGACGCTGAGATAGGCGTAGGTGTCGGCCCACTCGCTAAGTGTGAGGCGGCGTGGGGGTTTGAAGGCGCTGTAGGCGGCGCGTTCCAGGCGCTGGAGCGTGGGCAGCGTAGATTGCACAGCTGAAGACATACGTGGTCGCTTAGTCCTTAGGTGTGGCGGCTAAATCTTCTAGTGTCTCTCTTACGATGTCGTCCAAGAGGCTTACGGCGTCTGTGTCGAGGTCGGGAATGCGCTGTTTGGCCTTTGTGGGGATACCCAAAATCTTAGTGCGGGCCATAGTGATAATTTCCACCCATTTGGCCTCTATATCCTCGGATTTTACGAGAATTTGCTCTTTTTGTTTGCGTTCCAGCTCCAGTAGCTCGGCTTTTAGGTGCTCGGTGCGGGCGCGGGACTCGTTGTAATCGGGCACGACTTCGGTTGTTCGTGCCAGGTCACTAAGTGGAGGCGGTGCAGGGGGCTGGTGAGGTGCGGAAACCCGCTGCTTAGGGGTGGTTTCGCCGGGGCGAAGTGGGGTGCGTTCGATGGTTCCGGCGGGGGGCTTAGGGCCGCGACCGATGCGTTTTTGGGTGTTGCGCTCCCATTCCTCGCGCATGGTGGCGGAATTGACTAGCTCACGACCGTCTCCTGTGCGTACCACGGATAGACGGTTTGTACGAATTGCGGCGTAGACGGCTTCACTGGTAACGCCGAGGGCTCGTGCAGCGTCTGCCTTTGAAATCAGGGCCATGTTTCTGAGTGTAGCGTTGTTTGTAGGTCATAGGCACAAAACCGTGCTACCATGGCCGGTTTTGATTTTTTGTGGGTAGGGATAGGTGTGTTTTTAGTGCTATCGAAACAACTTTTGCGAGTTGTGCCTAGGAATAATTTGCGCTCCGAAACCCCT